CTACTATTTTTTTTGCACCACTAGGTTTAATAATATATCCAAACGCACCTTTAATATGATTTGCATTAATATATTTAAATAAGTGTCTGCCACCTTTCATTTTTTCTTGTAATCTATTTACAGAATGAGGTGCAACTTTGTTTAATTCAATTTGGTTTACATATTCGCCGCCTGGTGATTTAGGTCCTAGATGTAAGTGACGGGTATAATCTAAGTTTAGATAATCGTTAAATTCATTTAAAATATTTTCAGGTAATTTTCTAATAAAAACTGCATCATACTCCATTACTCCGATTGGTTTATTTTCCTCAATACATTTTTTCCATAAAAAATAATGAGATAAAAAACACCCTAAAACTCCACGGCCTCTTCTTGTAATTTTATGAGCGCCTGCACGATTAATATATAAGCCTTCACGAGACATAAGATTTTCTATGTCTGAATAAACTCCTGGATGAGCAATTATATTAATATTAAATTGTTTTCCCGAGCGAAGTGCGTCATTTAGAGGTGCTTGAGACTCTTCGTCTCCTTCTTTATGAATACAATAAAAATCAATCATAATGCAGCATCTTCCATACCTGCAACTCTGAGTTTTACAACGTTAGTAATTTGCCATTGCTTCTGATCAAGTGCTTTTAGTACACCTAACCATTTGTTACGCATTAGTGCAAATTCGTTGATAATCTTTTCATAGTCAACAACGTCTGCCTCACCGTCAACGTATTTTTCTACGTCACGACTAGACAGAGCTCGTTGATAATTTTCAAGATATTTTTTGAAATATGAGCTACGCAATCTACGTAGCTCGATATTTAAATAGTTTAATATGGCTTCAATTTCTTGTAGTTGGTTAAAGCGATGTTCAACGATACCTGGCATAGCAGCCGCACTTTTTTCAACATTACCTACAAGTTTGCATTCTGCTTTTGCTTGCACTAGCTCTGTTTCAAAGTGTTGTATTGCTGTAGGAATTTTAGAAATATCTCTAGATACTTCACTATACCAACCCATTAATCGTCCTCATAGTAATCGTCATCAAAATCTGAATCAAGTTCCAAATAGTAATAGATAGCATTATCTAAATTATTATCAGCATTGCCAATAACATCTTTTAATACTTCGTCGCTTACGCCGTAGTCTGCAAGCATATCAACAAATCGTTCTGCAACTAGTTCTATTTGTTTTTTATCTAGATATTCTTTAAATAGCATCCATACATCAACTATTTGTTCTTCATTCAGCATTTTCTACAAACTCCTCGACTTGGGTTTCTATGTCTGTTTCTTCTATAACAGCTTCAGAGGTATTTACCACAGAAGCTTCTTTAATCAAGTAATCTGACATAACCTTATCGAGTAGTTCGCCGTTCCAGTTTTTACGATATTCAAGTAGTTCTTCACCGTCAACTGTTTCATAACGTAAGCGGTTACCTTGCTTAACAATAACGCCTTTTGCTTCAAATAATTCAAGCAAGCCGCTATATGGATTCATACCTGTTTCGTATGGAATCTTAACTTGTACACCTTCAAACGGTTTAGCATACCGTGTTTTCATAACCTTACAGGCTGCACGAATACCACGCACTTCGCTGATCTTGTTGCCATCTTCATCTTCTTTTAGTTTCAACTTTTTCATTGCAACTACAATAGATGATGCATAGATAAAGCCTTGACCACCTGAGATCTTATCATCTGGATCAAACATATCTTGCGATGCGTATGTGTGGTTAGTTGCTACAAGTCCTACATTGTGTGAACCAAACATATTAACTGTGTTACGAACAAGTGAAGTCAATGCCTTAGGCTTACGACCCATATCACCTTTCATATCACCCTTGTTAAACTGATCAACGTCAGTAGGCGTTAGCAACATACCTAATGAGTCAACTACAAACAATACCTTAGGACGGTCTTCTTCGTTCATTGCTTTGTAGTCTGCCATAAACGTACTAATAGTCTTTGCTACATCATCAATCATTGACATATTAAGTTTTAGTAGTTTATCTTCTGATGTATCTACATCAAGTGCTTGTAGCCACGCTTCGTCGAGTGCGTTTTCTGAGTCAATAAGAACAACAAAGATACCTTGGTCTTGTGCTGACTTTACAATATTACCAGAACAGATATATGATTTACCTGCACCTGATTCGCCTGCAAATACACTTACTTTGCCTAGTGGAATACCTTTGTTCCAGTCACCTGAAATAAGATAGTTGAGTGCATAGTTACCTGTACTAATCCAATCAGTAGGATCGTTAAATCCTGCACTCATACCTGTAATGGATTTTGTTAGCGATGTCCTAAACTTAGTAGGATCGAATGCCTTATTGGCCATAATTAATCTCCTAATCTAAAAAGCAAAATGGGGGATTGCTCCCCCATAATATATTACTGTCCTTGACGTGCGCGGATCATTGCAAGAATGTCTTGTGCGCCACCATCTCCTGCAGGAGCTGCCTCAGCTACTGGTGCTGCCTCAGCTACTGGTGCTGCCTCTGCTACTGGAGCAGGTGCTGCCTCAGGTGCAGGTGTTGGTGCAGGCGTACTAGCTGCTGGTGCTACATTTGGATCGCCTGTTCTTGCTGCCATGCCTGCTGGACGGAAGTAGTTACTCCACTTATCAGGATCATATGCTTCACCGTCTACTGACGCTTCAAACATTTCCTGTATAACTTTGATTTCTACTTCACCTGGCTTTTTAGGTAGGAAGTCACTTAGATTAAACAAGCCATGTGTATTAACAGCCTGCATTTCAGCATCACTCAAAGGACGCTCTCTACGTGCCCAGTTAGATGTTGAATAGTCTGCATAACCACCTTTTGAACTCTTATTCAAACGGAAGTCTACACCTGCTGTGTAATCTGTTGGCAATTCTTCCATGTCTGGATCCATAAGCGCCTGCTTAATGATCTGGAAGATTTGTGGACCAATAATAAAGCGTCTGATTGGATTTTCAGGTGCTTCGTCGTCCGATAGTGGATTGTCCGTTACAAAACCTTGGAATACATAAGAACGCTTTTTCCAATACTTACGACCCATGTCTTCTAGACTTGCGTCTTTAAACCAGCCACGTACTTCGTTAAGTACTGGGCAAGATTCGCCATACATTTCCATACATGGAACCTGTACTTGTACCGGACGTGAATCAGTTTCACCTTTTACACCAGCAAATGGAAGTTTGATCATCAAACGTTCTTGCCAGAAGAAAGTGTTGTTTGGATCGCCATCAGGAAGGAAACGTAGAGTTGCACTCTCGCCTTCTTTCATATTCCAAAATGGGTAAATTGGGTTTGGACCACTTGGTCCTGAGTTACCTGATGAACGGTTCTCTTGTTCTTTGAGCTTTGCTCGGATTTCTGCTAATGATGCCATAGTTGTGCCTCCTTATAAAATTGCCTATGTGCTTTGTGCCTTATTTGTATAGCACAGTTAATACTATACAATCGTATTTATCATTTGTCAAGTGGTTTTTTAAAATTATTTTGGCCACCACGGCGGCGGAGTATCTTCTTCGCTTGCAGCGGCTTTCCAATGTATGTTTTTATCGTATGTTGTTTTTAAAGTAGGTCTTTCGTTTAAATGCTCTTCTACACATGCTTTACCATCCCAGTCGTCGCCGACACATGACGGTGTAACTCCGTTGAGCCATTCTTGAACAGATAAAAACATGCCGCCGTTTGGACCCATAATTCCGCCGTGCCAACTATTTTCTGATATGTAACACGTAACTAAATCTTTATTATTTGTAGGTATGTCATTTTTCCCTTCAAAATGGTAGATCCATTTTTTATCTAATGAAAAACTAACTTGTCCACCATAGTAAACTTCATAACTTCTTACATTAGGATGTAGGTGTTCCGGAATTATTGTAAATGCAGGAAAAGCAAATAACTGTACTTGAAATTTTCCTTTTCGATATATTACTGCATCCATCGCTGTTCTTGGAGCATCTTGTCCTAACATAGGCATTGTTTTTACGCCACCTTCTATAGGAAAATACCAGCGTGGTTCCTTAAACCACCACTTTAAAAAGTCATGTACATCCTTAGAAAAATTTATCATTTAAAAATTATGCTGTTCTCTAATTGCTTGTAACTTTTCAGCAGTCATTGTAAAAATGCCAGAAAGTTGATAATATTCATTTAGAGTTGCAGCAATATCAGCATCAGAAAAGCCGCCAGCAGCGCACTCGTCGTGCAATGCTTTGTATACAGGAATATTACCATTAAGATCCATAGCTGTGTGGTTTGGACCAAGCAATTGGTTTATTTTAGCAATATACTCTTCTTTATTTGTTATAGCCATTGTTATATAATATCCTTAAAGTAAACTAGCAGATCAACGTAGACCTGCTAGTTCTCTCATTCTGTCATACTCTGAATCAATTTCCATCTGTTGTGGTTGTGTGCGCATCTGGAATTCTTCAAAAGTTTGATTAATTTTTTCGATAAACGCCTTAGCAGGTTCTATGAACTGCTCACCGTAATCTTTTTCTATCATAGTTAATACGGCAGTTTCGCCTTTTGGGAACTCGCCTGTTTCTCTATCGTAGTATGATAGTATAAATTCGCCTAATGGAATCTTTTGTTCTTCCTTGTCGGCCTTTTCAATTCCACCATCTGGTGTCATTTTAACATCAATTGTATCGCCTGCTTCTGCGTGATCCATTGATTTTTCGTTTGCTGCTTCTTCAGCTGCTTCTCTATCAGCCTTTACTTCTTCTACATCAACGCCTAAGTAGTCTGCTAGGTCTTCATCACTCATTTGACTAATAGTAGGACCGCCGGCTACTGATTCTTTTTTACTTGCTTGATATTTTTCAGGATCGCCTGTGCCGCCGCAGTCTGGGCAACTCTTTGGACAAGTTTCATCACAGTCATGTGATGCTTCTCCAAAGATACCCATCATTTCTTCAAAGCCTTGTTCTAGTGCAATTTCTTCTGGTACACAGTTAGGAACTTCTTTACCGTTCTTTTTCTTAGTGCCTACCATTTTGTAGTCTTTCCAGCACGGATCTTTATCTTTATCTGCTTCAGACATTAAATCTTCTGGGCCTAGTTCTTTTGCTAGTGTAGCCTCTGATACTAATTTATAAATGTATGGAAATACATCTGCTAGTTCTTCATTAAATTGTTTGATAGTTAATTCATCGATCCAGTTTTC